ATGGACAACGCTCCGTGGTGAATTTCATTAAGCATCACTATCAGCTTCAAACTGAAAATATAATCAACTCAAAGTAATATTATGTGTACATCAGCCCCCAAGATCCCAGACCCAGTACCTCCACCAGCACCTCCCCCACCTCCTACTAAGGTGGCTAAGAAGGTCGAGAACAAGGCACTCAAGAAACGCCAAAGTTCCAAGAAGAGTGGCACTTCTGCTCTTACAGTTCGTCGCTCTACAGTGAACACTGGTTCATCTGGTAGTGGCGCTAATATCTCTTACTAATTAAATATAAATACTAACATGGCAAACCGAACCCTCACGATTAACCACGCAGGTGGAGACAGTGAAACTTATACCATCAACCGTGACAAGTTCGCGGGGGTTCGGGAGATGTCAATTGATGGCAATACAGTCACAGCAGACCACACAGCGGTTCCCAAAGTGGTAGCCAAAGAGACAACCTTTGGTGGTTCTAAAAGTATCACCATCAAGCGGGACATTGAGCCTCTACTAAGTAAAGTAGTAGGCGGGGCTTCCGCTGCTTATAGCCTTCGTGACCTTAACGATAAAGCAGGAAGCAGTAAGGTAGTCCGAGTGCGCCGTAAGAGTGACAACTTGGAGAAAGACTTTCTAGCAAAGGAAGTCAAAGATATTGAAGCTTGGGTAAACTCCCAAGTAGTCCCACCACTGGACGTTCGTGAGCTGGTAGATGGAGAACGCACAGGGGCATTGGTTCCTGCTGCGGCTGCCTACAGCCTACGTAACCTTAGTGCAAGCTACACAGGTAACGTGGTGCAAGTAAGACGCTCTAATGACAACACAGAGGAATCCTTTACGGCGGCTCAGGTTGCTGATGGGACGCTTTCGGATTGGGTGGATGCGGAGAACCTAATTTACACGTCGAACTTTTCCACCAGCAGCACAGACGGATGGGGTGCCGCAAGCTGCATAATTGCATCAAACATTGATGAGGATGCAGATGGAGCGGGTCAACCTCCATCCGACAACTGGCTACGTATATTTGCAAACGGCAGAATTTCTATCAGGGATAATGACCCAGTTATGGATGATATTCGCCTCTTAGGAGGCGGGAGATATAAGATTGAGGTGGATTACTACGCCCCTGTAAGCGTATTTAATCATAAAACCATTGCCTTTACTAGCGCTGGAGACCCTTCTTCACAAGCTATTAACTTCTCAGCGGGAAGCGGGACAAGAGCATACGACCTAGTCCTTACGGATGCACAGGTTAGTGGGCTTAGTGACTTGAGAATAGGAAGCACAGATACTTATGCTACTGGAACTCTTCTGTATTTTAAAAATATCCGAATTAGCAAGGTTGAATCAAACGGCTTCGTATCCCAATGGTACGACCAATCAGGCAACAGCAACCACGCAACTCAAGTGACTGCTGGAAGTCAGCCTAAGATTGTGTCTTCTGGTTCGCTGGTAGCTGGTGGATTAGACTTTGATGGGACGGATGATTGGCTTCAGCTCAGTTCCACTATCACGCTTGGCACTTCGTTTTACGAGGTCATGGTATCTAAGCCAGTTGAGGCATCTGGTGCAAGTAATGCTTCGTTCATATCGCCAGCAACATCGGGCGGGGGTGATCGAACATACTTATCAACTATTAATAAATTATCAATTAGAGATAGCGGCTCAAACATAGCAACATCCCTAACCCCAAGCGGAACATCCGAGCAAATAATTGGGTATTCTGCATCGACTGGACTCACAGTAATCTTAGATGGAGCAACGGAGGTCTTGAGTGCAGTGTCAGGATCAAAGAGCGCACTAACAATCGGAGGTGGATCTAGTTTTAATATAGCCGCAACATTCAATGAGGTAATCATCTACGACTCCGACCAGTCAGCCAACCGTACAGCCTTTGAAGCCAACATCGGAGAGACCTACGGCATTGACCTACCATCTGGAGTAGACACAGGGTACGACCAAGTGGACGGCTTTGTGGAGACTTGGTATGACCAGTCAGGTAACGGCAATGATGCTACGCAGGATGTAGCTGGAAGTCAGCCTAAGATTGTTGATGGTGGGAGCTTGGTTACAGCAGATAATGGTCTTCCAGCAATGGATGTGCTTGGAGGCTCGCAGAGCCTTAATCTATCTCAATCTTTGAACCTCAATGATTTCTCTCTGTTTTATACTGTAGAGCATCGATCCTTCGGTACTACCGTAAGTTTGTTAAGCGGAGGCGGGGACTATATTAGGTATAATCAGACCCGTTACAACCTTAACACGGGGATTAATAATGGTTTTATTGACTTTGATACTACGCTAGTAACGGGTGTTGATTATTTACTCTCGGCATTACGAGGAAGTGGGACGTTCAAGTTTGGTATAGATGGCTCATTGCAGTCCAACACGGATACTAATAATGGGGATTTGCTCATAACTAAACTGTTTCAGCGAGCAACCAATACTACTCAAACCCTCAATGGTTTTGCTCAAGAGTTAATCATCTACCCCTCCGACCAATCAGCCAACCGTGAAGGCATCGAAGCTAACATTAACAATCAATACGACATTTACTAATGTATCTACTATTCTCAATTGAACAAGACGCTATCGACCGTGCTGACGAAGAAGGCAAGTATAACAACTTCTCCTACTGGACTGAAGGCAAAGGGACACGCTGGTTGACTAAACCAGTCCCTACAGCTGACGACATGTGGGCCTTGGATGTCTCCGAGTATGACTTGGATGACCTTGAAGAAGTAACTGTTGTTGACAGCTACCCTATGCCAGACACTATCGAAGATAACATTTAACCCCTTTACCCCTTTGCTTGTTCTGTAGAGAGCTCCTTAACCTCAATCGGTGAGATTTAAGCCCCACAGAAGGAAGCCCACCGTTCAAGCAAAGGGTTTATTTTTATAAAGATAACATATGAATACTGAAACAGCCCAAGCACTCTACTCCAAACTGGAAGGTAAGCGTTACCAATACGTAGACCGTGCTCGCCAGTGTTCCAAACTAACTCTACCTTACATCATCACTGATGAAGGCTTCGGCGCACATAGCCGCCTAGAGACACCCTTTCAAGGCATTGGAGCTCGCGGAGTAAATAACCTCGCCTCTAAATTACTGTTAGCACTCCTACCACCCAATGCCCCTTTCTTTCGTCTCAACGTAGACAAACACGGACTTGAAAAAGAAGGCGCTCCACCAGAGTTAATCTCTGAGATCGAGAAGTCCCTTCAGCAAGTCGAAGAGTCTGTCATGGACGAGATTAGCCGTGAGACATATCGCACAGCTCTCCACGAAGGGCTCAAGCATCTTATCATTGCAGGTAATGCTCTTATCTACCTTCCTGAAGAGGGTGGTATGCGTGTGTTCCATCTGGATCGTTATTGCGTAGAGCGTGACCCAATGGGTAACGTTCTATACATCTGCACCAAAGAGCAGCTATCCTATATGTCCCTCTCACAAGAGATGAAAGACATCGTAGGCAACGCTGAAGGTGAAGGAGCTGAGAACGAAGTCAACCTGTTCACTGCCGTGTGCCGCAAGGAGAATGGCTGGAAGGTATGGCAAGAGATCAATGGCAACCTTATCCCTGACAGTGAAGGTTTCTACCCACTGGACAAGAACCCCTTTATCCCGCTCCGTTTCTCCCGCATCGACGGTGAGGACTATGGACGTGGATACGTCGAAGAGTACCTAGGCGACCTGCAATCCCTTGAGAGCCTCCAAAGAGCTCTTGTAGAAGGCTCTGCTGCTGCCGCTAAGGTTCTCTTCCTCGTCAATCCCAACGGCACAACTCGCGCTAAGACACTTGCTGAATCACCTAATGGTGGTATTGCTCAAGGCAACGCACAAGATGTGTCCGTTCTCCAGCTCAACAAGTTCAACGACTTCCGAGTTGTCCAAGAGAGCATCGTAAAGATCGAAGAGCGTCTTGGTCACGCCTTTCTGTTGACCTCAGGTGTTGTTCGTAACGCTGAGCGTGTCACTGCTGAAGAGATCCGTATGCTAGGACAAGAGCTAGAGGTTGCCATCGGTGGTCTCTACTCGTTGCTCTCAGTGGAGCTCCAGATGCCTATGGTTAATCGCTTGATGGAAGTCATGCGTAAGAAGAAGAAGCTTCCTAAGATGCCTAAAGACATCATCAATCCTGTTATCATTACAGGTGTGGAAGCCCTTGGTCGTGGTCACGATCTACAGAAGCTGGATATGTTCCTAGCTGGTGCTGCGCAAGTAGTAGGCCCTGAAGCTGTAGCTCAATACGTGAATGTCGGAGAATACTTTAAACGTCGTGCTACATCCCTCGGTATTAAGACTGATGGATTGGTTAAGACAGATGAACAAATGGCTCAAGAAGCCCAACAAGCCCAACAAATGCAAATGGCAGAGAAGCTAGGCCCCAGTGGTATCAAAGCTATCTCTGACCAAGCGAAAGTAAACCAAGAACAAGCTCCCGTAGAGGAATAATAGAAATAGAATATGGCTGACCTACATCAAGTACAGATAAACGAAACAGACGAGGAAGAGAATATCTCCCTTGAAGCACAAGCTGCAATGCAAGAAGAAGCAGCTAACCAGCGTAACCAAACGCTTGAAGCCGACCCCAAAGAGGGCAAGGAAACCATCGAAGAACAGCTCAAAGAAGACGAGCCTGAAGAAGAAGAACGCCCTGAGTGGCTCGACGAGAAGTTCGAGAGCCCCGAAGAAATGGCTAAGGCTTACAAAGCTCTTCAACAGAAGCTGTCCAAACCCAAGGCTGACAAGAAAGACTCTAAAGCGGAAGAGCCCTCAGCTCCAGAGGCTACATCAGGTGCTATTGAAGATGCCCGTGGTGAGTTTGCTGAGAGTGGTGAGTTGTCCGACAATACCTTTGACGCTCTTGAAGCTGCTGGGTTGCCACGAGCTTTCGTTGAGCAATACATCGCTGGTCAAGAAGCTATGTCTGTTCAGCAAGCTTCCGTTGTCCAAGAATCTATTGGCGGTGCTGGTAACTATGAGGCTATGGCTGAGTGGGCTTCTGAGAATCTCCCTGATGGTGACCTCGATGCCTTTAACTCTATTGTAGAAGGTCAGTCAGTAGAGGTAGCACGTGTGGCTGTAAAAGGACTGTATGCTCAGTTCCAAGCTGCTGGCGGCAAAGGCCCTGCTCTTGTCCAAGGATCTACTTCAGGTGACGCAGGTGTAAAGCCATTTGGTTCTACTGCTCAAGTTACAGAAGCTATGCGTGATCCTCGTTATTCCAGTGATCCAGCTTATCGTGAACAAGTCGAAAAGCGGATGTCTGTTTCCTCAATCTTTTAACCCTACATAAAAAGTAACCTATGAAAGAAATTATCTCTTATCTAATCTCCAACGCAGACAACCTACTAGCTGTTGCTACTGCTATTGTAGCCGCTGCTTCAGCTATTGCTGCAATCACAACAACTCCTAAAGACGATGCTGTAGCTTCTAAAGCTTACAAGGTCTTGGACTGGCTCGCTCTTAACATCGGTAAAGCTAAAGACAAGTGATTACCCTCATCGTTCAGTTACTAATAGCGTTCCCTAAAATCGGAGCGAT